CGGTCTTGTTGTGGATACGAAGCTCCGGGGCCTCACGACCCAGCATACCCGTCTTCGCAAGGACAGTCTTACCATTGGCACGACCACCCTTCGGAAGAAGAACCCACGCCTTCTCCCCACCAACAACAGAGATCAGGTCGGAAGTAACGACCTCCAAGTCCTTCAGAGGGTTGCCCTTGATCTCAGTACGCTTACCATTCTGGACACGAATCTCGTTAATCTGAGTGTAGCCCTTAGCAACCTCAGCGAGAGCAGGGTTAGTGACCAACACGAAACCCTCGGGGACATAAGTCGAGTGACCGTCGCGCAGAGTAGCGAGTGCCTGGAACCGTGCAGCAACAATCACATCGAACGACAGTTCGTGATTATTACCAATGCTACCCAAACCGCTAGCACCGCCAGTGATCTCAGCAGGCAGACCATCGACCCTAAACTCGGTCTTGTTAGTGGTGTTAAACACGTCCTTGCGAAGAGACTTAGTAGCGGGGTCAAACAGCTGAAGGAGGACCAGCAAGTCCTCAGTACGCGCAGCGAGAGCAGCAGCATCCTTCGGGAAACGGCTAATTACGTTCCACTCGTCATTAATAAACGACTCGAAGCTGAACTGGATGCGCGCGCCGTGCTTGGCGGTCGTGATAAACGCACCATCGGCACTATAGGACATGGTCGGGTAAGGGGTCAGCTCCGGCACATGAGGCAGCGTGCCCACAGGGTGCTGATAACCACCATTGTCGATAGGAGCCGTAGTAGCGTCAGGCTTCAGCGACAGAAGCGAAGCAGGACGGAAGTCCGTCAACAGCTCCTTCGTCGCAATCTTGTCCCAAATCGTCTCATGAGTATCGAAATACTCCTGGAAACGAACGTTCGCGGCCTTCACGAACATAGGTGCCAGCTGATCAGAGGTGACAGCCTCCTTCAGGCGCGCCTGCGCGAGACGGTCGCCTGCAAGGGCCTCACCCAGCTGGACGTTGAACTCTTCCTGGTTCTTGAAACGCACTTTAGTTGCCTCCTATCAGGCGTTCTTAGCAGGTGCAAGAACGACCTGCATCTTCTGGGGGGTGGCAGACGCAGCAAGAGGCTCCTTCAGCCAACCGATAACAACATCAGCACCGGCCTTAACGGTCGTAATCTCAGGCTTCACACCTGCACCAGTCGCAGCCTTCGCGTACACAGGCGCACCCGCCTTCGCAGCGGCAACAGACTTGCCGACAAGCTCAAACACGCCGCCAGCGACACGCACAGAGGCGTAGCCGGGGCCATTCAGACCATACGTAGGGGCCACTAGCACATCAGTAAGAGCCTGCTCAGCCTTGTCAGTCGTAGGACGAACCTTCGACTGAAGGATACCAGCAATACCGTTGTCCTTGTTGATGACAACAACGTCGCCAGGCTCAAGATGAGCCTGCGTGGCATCGACAGGGAGGGAGAGAGTCTTGGAATACTCAAAAATCTGGTTGTCCTTGACAACCGGAACACGGATAGCGTTGACTGCCATTATGCTCACCAACCAATCTTTCCGAAAGTGTCTTCGTTCTTTTCGACAACAGGGGTGGCAGTCGCAGCGACAGCCTCCTTCAGATACGCACGCTCAGCCTCAAGAGCAGACTCGACATCCGCACCCTTCTTCACAGCCTCACGAACACGCGCGACAGCCGCATCCGGCAGACCGGACTCGGCAATCTTCTTACCGGCCTCAAGGACAGAATCAACATCCACGGATGCCTCTTCGACCTTCTCAGCCGGTTCCTCTGCCTTGGCTTCCTGAATCGCGGCCACAGCAGACTCTAGCTTAGAGCCGATAGCTTCAACAAGAGAAGCGATCTCACCCTTCAGCTCATCGAACTTGGACTCAAGCAGCTTTTCGTCCACAGTTCCCTCCTTAATAGAATTGTTGTTCCTATTTGATTCTAGCAGATCAACAATGCCACCACCCGCACCAGGCGCGGTAACAAAGTCAACCGACCTAACGCCAGCAAAAACAGGAACAACACCTGTTTCCGCAATTGGCTGGTCGCACCAAGCATTAATGGAAACACCAATATATTCCCACTTATCCTTGATTAGCTCGTTAACACCAGAGAACACCTTACACACAGTGTAGAGTGCCCCATCCTCACCAACTGTCGCGTCTTCAAGAAAGACACCAGCATAGTCACGAATAGAACGCTCCGGGCGCTCCCATTCCTCGGACTCAGTTGGGTGGTCTATAAACATTTCCGTGCCAGCCTTAAACAGGTGAGCAGACTCAGCCAAGTTCTCAGCAGTGTAAATACCACTAGAACCCTGGCCGGGCACGATAATTCTGATTCGGTACTTTCCCTCACCAAGAGACTCAGTACCGATAGCGCTCGTGGACTCATGCAGCTTAGGCATCGGTCCCTCCATTATCTCGATTGTCGTTAGTACCATCAGACAACGGGCCTACACCCGTTGCGCGTCCGTCCTCGTTGTCCTTTGCTGCCGAGTCTTCTTCGCCCTCGCCCTCGTCCTCATTCTCACCCTCATCGGGTAGGGCAGGCAAATCTTCCAACGGCAAAGAACCAGCAATCTTCAAGAGCTGCAACACACCGGAACGCATTTCAACCTGATGCAAAGCACCATTCTGGAACGCCAACGTCAAAGACTGAATACGGCGGTGCGTCTGATCATTATTGATCGAACCGTACTCGATCTGCACCTTAATACCTAGAGCCGCAGCAATCTCATTCAGCATGTCGATATGGAGTTGACGGCGCAGCTCCAACGCCTTAAACGTCGGGTCTTCAAGCGCAGTCTCAGCACCCTGGCGACCGCCCGCAGAACCATCCGTCAACAACACCGACAGGGGGATGTCGAGCGCAGCCGACACCATAGACGCAAGAGGCGTACCAGCCGAGAAATCAATCCCAGCGCCAGCCTTGTTAATTGCCTGAATATCCTGCCCAGCACCAATGTTCGCAGTGCCACCGACACCGGGACCAGCCATACGCTGCTGAACGGCCTGTTGCTGCTTAGAATTAACGCTCGTTGCCTTGAAGGCCAGCTTAGCGAGAGACTTCTCCATGAGGTGTGCGACCTCAAGATGCTCCTTGTACTTCTGTGCATACGACATAGCGCTCATGAGATCAGGCTTACCGTACTGTTCAGCAGCAAGGCGATTCACGGTCGCATACACAGCCGTCAAGCGCTTGTTCACCTTGTAGTTAGTCTTGGTGATCTTCACGCTCACGCGGTCCCACAGCATGTACCACTGAGGCTCACCACTTACGACAGGGTTGATCAGGAGCGCAACGACATCACCTGTCGCATCATCAGTAGCCACACCAGCAAGGCGCATCAACGGAACAGGTGTAACAGTCTTTGTCGCCTTATCCACAAGATAAATGACGCAACCGTCAGTGTTGAAAGACTGCTCATCACGAACACGCGCCTGCACACTGAAACAAGCCTTCGCGTTTTCCTCGATTACCTTACGGGAGGGTCCAGTAGAACCCTTGTAGACAACAGGGTCGCCCCACATGTAAGCGTTACGTACAACCAAGCCACGCTTCACAATAGGGTTAAGAGTAGCCAAACGGCGCGCACGCGCCGAATGGTCCCTAATCACATCAAGAGTAATCAGAGAATCAGGGCCTTCGACAGCAGACAAAGGCAACCAGCCCGCATCTTCTCGCTTGAGACGCGCTAGGGTATCAGAAAAAGACCCTAGCGCTTCTTGGAATGTCTGCTCATACTTCATGCTAATTATCCTATCACGCTAGAAATACAGACAACTCTTCCTCGAACATGAAGTCCAAGAGGTCATCTTCTTCTAGTAGATCATCAGGTGAATAGTACTGACCTTCTGAATCACCGGCCATAATGGCTCCAATATTCTGGTACGCATAAATGACAGCATCAAGAACGTCAGGCGACTTAATGCCACGCTTGCGCATATTTTCCTTCGATTCGATGAGCATTGCTGACCCACGATACTCGTACTTAATCGAAGCAATTTCATTGTGGAGTTCATCGTCATCGGGCAGGAAGACACGACCATCAGCGACAGCCTTAGCGAACTGATCGTACATAGCGGCGCGATAGTTGTACCACTTAGTGCTATCACCGGACTTCGCGTTACCGTGAATACCAATGACAGAAATGTCAGCGGGCACGAAATTGTAGATACTATCGAGAACGGATGCACCAACACCGATAGCGTCAATACGAATCTCGACAGCCCCGAGTTCGACTGCCAGCTCACCAACCTTACGGGCAAGCTCAGGGCCATTCAAGCCCTGGTAACGTCCGTGAATCGTAATGTAGCCACCTCGGTTAGACACGATCACTGAGCTGTCGGACCCATAACGGGCAACGTCAACACCGAGAACAATCGGCATACCCTCGTCAGGTTCAGAAGTGTCGTACGCCTCCATAGACTGCATGACACGGCCCATGTTGAACAGGCCGTCGTCAGACACGTCTGGGAACTCACCGAGGACACGTGCTACGAAACGGGGGTCATCCTCTCCCCATTCCTTCTTACGTGCCTCAACCCAGTCAACCTGCACAAGACGAGTCGCAACCTCGACAGGTACGACCTCACCCGTGAAATTAGGCGTGTCGTACGCGCCGAACTGGATGATGTTCCAGGAGCGCTCTTCAGGCTTCAGGCGCATCTCCCGCTTGAACACCTCGGCCATGTAGCACGACGGGTCGTTAGGGTTAGCAATAGCCAAGATGCGTGCATACTTGTTGGTCGTAATTGCGTCAGCAGCGGTGAAGATTTCCTTGGAGATGCCTCCTGCCTCATCCATAATCACGAGGACGTACTGGTCGTGGACACCTTGAAAACCCGACTCGTCCTTATCGTCCGGCTTCATACCGAAAGCGATAGGGTCTTGTCGGTCTCCCATCTTCCATGTTGCGTCGGCGTTAACCTTGCCACCAATGCCAGCGTCGGCCTTGACACGAGGAATCTCTTTCCACAGGACGTTGCGGACCTGTTTCCAGTTTGTCGCCGTCGTGACGACTGTCGTATCATCGACAGGATGAGTGTCTACCCACCAGTTGACAAGGGTAGCTGACAAACGTGACTTTCCCACACCATTACCAGTAACCACAAGGGTTTTCTGGTGTTCAACAACAGACTGTGAAACTTCACGCTGCTTCGACCACATAAACAGGCCGTGGTCTTCAGCCCACTTGGCAGGGTTGTTACGCCACACTTCAAGACGCTGGGCATCAGAAAACTTCTTAGCGACAGCACCGAAAGGCAGCATTACTCACCCTCAACTTCTACAGTCGCCTCAAGCAACGCAGCTGGTTTCGACACAGCCTGAGAGAACCAATCAGCCTTGTTTGTCTCCAAAGCCTTCTTAGCCCCAGCCGACAGGTGCGGGTACATGAGAGCTGTGTACTCTTCCAACACCTGATTAGTGAACGACAGCATGATGTTTACTTGCTTCTCTTCGATCACACGAATCTCATGAGTCACAGTCTGACGCTTCAGGTTCGCAACCTCAGAGATTTCACGCAGAACAGCAAGAACAGCCTGAAGGTTCTGCCCCCAGTTGCCCTTCTCGTCCGCAAGACCAAACATCTCGATCTGGCTGTAGGCCATGTCAACAAGCGCATCAAGACGATCAAGCTGCTTGATGCGCATATTACGAGGCGACAATTCCTGTCGGCTGTCATAATACGACTGCTCAATGACGAACAGCTCTTCAGATGTGAAGCCTGTCGCCTGAATGATCTTGTTACGCTCCGTGCCACGTTTCAGCAGCGACAAAGCCATGTCGCGCTTGCCACGCAGCTCCGGGTCATCACTCGTCAGCAAATCGCGCGAGTTCGTCTTGGATACCATCAAGCACCTCCTTCACAGCCTTCTGAAACTTGTTGTCCAAGTACACGTAAGTACAAGCAGCACTGGCAATCAAGCCAGCAGCGAGACCAACCAAAAACCAGGCAATGAGCATTAGTCCTCCTTTGGAACGGAAGGCAAGTCTTCTACCTTCACACCGGCCTGAACAGCCGCAACACGCACCGCATAAGCATGTTCCTTCCACAGGAACGCTTGCGTACGCAAATCAGCTTCAAGATCATCACGGGCTTCTTGAATCTCTTGAGCCTTCTTGTAACGATCAATGCACAAATCAATAATAGCCTTGATAACAAGGGTTACGGCAGAGCAAATGAGACCCACCAATGCCGTGTTCATACGCTAACTCCTTGTTACTCACTAACGGTTGACAAGTATTCTTCCCTTGTCTTATTGTACCGTTCTTCTGCCTCTTCCAGCTTGCTCTTCGGCAGAACTCCAGGGCGATACGAGTAAGGCCACACACGCAGAGCACGCGCAAAGAAAAACAATCCAATGATTACTGACAAAATAATAACATGGAGTGGCCAACGCACATGTGCCGTGGTCAGCACAAGTTCGTTAATAGAAATCAGCATAATTCCGAGCACGGCGACAAGTGCAGCAGGGCCTTCAAGCCACCAAGAACCCAACCACGCTGAAGGCGCACCCAAAACACCAGAAACCAGCATCAGCAACGCGGCGAGGATAATCACCCACGGCAAGGAATCATAGCTTGTCAGGAACCCAAGGCCAGTAAGCGAGATAGCAGTGTAAATAACTACCATCACCGCCGTCACTGACCGGGGTTCAGTCATAGTACCAAGTAGCTTCTTCATGAGGCCATTATAGCGAAAACCCCCTCACTGACACCAGCAAGGGGGTTTTCAATTGTTATGTCACTCAGCGTCAGGAGTGCCATACGAAGGTGCCGTATAGACACCGCCAGTGTGAACAGTTGCGATAAGGAAACCGATCACAGAAAGGACTCGTTCGATCACCTGAGACCACTGCTCCCAGTTCTCAGCAGTCCAACCGCCGTAAGCGACACCAACCATTCCGATAGCCGCAAACACTGCGTACAGTGCCTTGCGACGCTCCGGGGTCAACAAGTACCACTTAGTACGGTCAGTGGTCAAGACTTCATTAGCCATGAAAGTTCCTCCTAAATCGAAGTTACTTAGATTCTACCAGCTTCACGATGCCGTCAGCGTCCTGTTCGACAACCAGCTTACCGACAAGCAGCTTACCGTCCTCACCGAAAATCGAGCACGCACCATCAAGGCGCGTCTGAGCGAGGCCGACAGCCATAGAGCCGTCCTTAGTGAGGAAGTAATCACTGCCCTTGTACGACAGCCACCCGGTACGCATAGCACCGTTTTCCTCAAGGAAGTACCACTTGCCCTTGACGAGCTGCCAGCCGGTCTGCATCTGGCCCTTGTCGTTCAGGAGGAACCAGTTTTCACCGATCTTCTGCCAGCCAGTCTCCATCTCGCCGTAGCGCGAATCGTGCATATCGTGCAGGAAGTACCAGTGGCCGTCGATATGCTGCCAACCAGCCTGCAACCAACCCTTCTCGTTGGCATAGAACCACTTATCGTTCACAGGGAACCAGCCGGTCTCCCAGCTACCATCCGAGGTGCGGTACCACCAGCCACCATCCTGCGACACCCAGCCCTCAGACTGAGTGATCTCAGCATCAAGGTTGTCATAGTACGCCTGAGCCTTCTCCATGTATTCACCAGCGTACTTATCCCGCAGAGACGCGGGGCAGGCAGTCGAATAGAAGTCCGAGTGGGGGAACACGTTGACACGCCACTGCGGACGACCAAGACCATACGCACGACACAGGGCCGCAGTCAGGTGCGCACCGGCATCAAGCGTCGCTTCACCAATGTCCCAACCACCCTCAGCACCAGTGGAGTTAGCGTGCTCAATGCCAATCGAACACGAGTTAACGCCGGGGCAGTGCCAGGCCGTGTCCTTGTCGTGGACGAACTGTGCGGTGCTGCCGTCAATGTCCACATTGTAGTGCGCAGACGTGCCATTATGGTTAAACGCTGCAAGGACACCACCATGCGACATAGCCTTGCCAGCGTTGTGGTGGACGATAACACGGTCAAGTGCTCGACTACGGCCCTCATCGTAGTTATCGCACCACAGGTTGTAGTCAGCGATCAGATTATGCCAGTCAGTCACTATAACTTCTCCTAATCTCCCAAGGACCGAAGTCCTCATACTCGGAGATAATCATATCAGTGAACACCTGGATACCCTCTTTCGTGACATACACCTGGGGATGCGAGTTTCTACCGTTCTTATAGACACGCCAGATACCAAGCAGTCCTTTGGCCTTTTCCGTAGGCTCGCTAATATGCCGACCCTTCTTCAGGTATCCTTCACGGCGCAGAAACCTAATGACCTTCGTAGAGCCAATACTTGGAATCTCTTTCCTCAGACTCTTACCGAAATCACGCAAGCTAATTTCTTCCATCACATACCATCCACATCAGTAAAGTAATCAGCAAACGGGTTATCGCCAGGCTCAGCAAACTCCATATTAATAGGTGCTGCCTCAGCATCAGATGGACGCAGAACATCCTTTGGCTGTCGAACAGACCTGAAGATGAGAGTCCAGTCAACCGGCATGTAGTCACCGAGCAAGATCATGTCCTTGATCGTCAGGCTCCCGTTCACCAACTTAGTGTGGTAATAGCGTGCGGAAGGCCCACCGATAAGTTCTCCATCTTTCATGACCGACAGGCCCGCATCCTTGAACTGCTTAATCACGAGTTCCCGAACGAAGGCAACACGGGTTTCTACATCCTGTGGGTATTTGCCGCCCATCCGGGTGGCACGGGCCTTAGCCATACGGGCGCGAGCCTCTTCGAGCTTCACAGGGTCAGTAATTTTAGTCATTTTTCACCTCATACTTCTTCAAGAGGTCCGGTCGGAACCCAGACCAGTGTTCCTTAATTTGCGCACCTTCACGCACAACGACGACAGGTGCTTGCTGATAACCAAGTGCGCGGATAAATGCCAGCGCATCTGCGTCTTCCGTTACGTCGGTGCTATTGAACGGCAGTCCAAGCGCCTTCAGCTTGCGGTACGTCGCCGTACACTGCGGGCAATTGGGCTTGGAGTAGACGTTGATGTTCATTCTCAGATAGACCTTCCAGTCGAACCAAAACCACCTTGACCACGCTCACCGGCTTGGACAGGTGGCTGTGCGTAGAGAGCGGATGTGCCCTCTAGCTTGACAATGACAATTTGAGCGACCCTTTCATGTTCTTCGAGAACGACAGGGGTGTCCTTGCTCATGTTCCACAATGGCACGAGGACTTCACCCTCGTAGCCAGCGTCGATGACACCAACACCGTTAGCGAGTAGAAGGCCCTTCTTGCTCAAGGAAGAGCGGGCAAAGACGAGTCCGACAGAGCCGTCAGGAATGTCGAACTTAGCGGGGTAGTAACCTGTCTGCACGAGGATAACTTCACCGGGATAGATAATCACCGGCATCTTCGTAGACAGGTCGAAACCAGCATCGTTATGGTGCTGTCGTACTGGTCTCATTAGTTCTCCTTTCGTTGAGTACAACCATGAGTGCAGCGGCTTTAGCAAACTTCAGTGTGCTTGGTGCTGCAATGCAGTCTGTGATAACTTCGTCGGCTAGTTGGCCGAAGTCTGTTTCTAGGGCGCTATAGTGCTCGTACCATTTGTTGATGTGCTGTCGGCTAATGCCCATGTATGTGTCTGGGTCGCCGCTTGTGACACTAATACGAGAGTCTTTGTCCCAAATATAGTTCAGGTCTTTGAGGTCCGGCACGTGCGGGACTAACTTGTTTGCGTAATTGTTATTCCGGCTCACGTACTGACTCAGACAGATGACGACATCATTGAATCGCGGCTTTGTCTTAGTCTCGCCGTACCACCATTTGTAGATGCTGTCGATGAGCTTTTCTGCTGTTTCGTCTAGTTTCACAGGGTTGAACTTTTTGACGCTGGTTGGCTGCTGCGCAGCCCTGTCAGAGTAACTAAAGCTGCTGCGGCCAACTCGCTTGAGCCACGTTTCCACAACCTTACTTGGGTCTGTCATTGTCCCTCCTTTCTACGCAGTCAATATTAGTACGTGTTAGTGCAGGGTACAAGCGAAACTGGTGTGACCTGTGCCACACTGTGTTTTGGGTAAGACAGAGCGCCAGCACTAAACAGCACTGGCGCTCTGCCCTGTTAGGAAGGAGGCTTCTAGTGTATCACTCAGATATGGTCGTTGCCAAATCGACCGGCACGCCAGGCGAGGTAGCAGGCCAAGGCACCACCACCGATTGCAATAAGTGCAATCACGATAGCCCCAGATGCAGCACCCGTCTTAGCGAGCTTGCCTTGTTCTGGTACGGCAGCCGGGGCAAGCGGCTGAGGCGTAGGGGTCACAGACTGCGGCTCATCCGAAGGGCTGGGTGCCGGAGAAGGCTTCTCAGACGGTGCAGGAGCCGGAGTAGGCTTCTCGGAAGGAGCTGGCGTAGACTCTTCAGAGGGCGCAGGAGTCGGCTTCACAGAAGGCGTAGGCTGCGGGGCAGGCGTAACACTCGGCTCCGGTGCAGGGGCAGGCGTAGAAGGCTCCGGCGTAGGCTTCACAGAACCATCACCATTCGTACCACCATTGCTCTTAACCGTCGCCGTAGCTTCGAGCTTCATACCATTCACCTCAGCATGGTTAGTCGCAGAAGTCTGCCCCTCGGGAACGACAGTATGCTCAGGCGGGTAGACTACACACGTCTTGGACTCGTCAGGAGCCGTGAACTTGATCGTATTCGGGTCGATCTGCGTAGCAGTAACGGTCTCGGTCGTATCCGGGTTCCATGTATCCGACTTCGCGCACTTCACGGTCGTACCCAGCTTCGCGTCAAAGTCCTTCACGGTGTACTCGACACCACCCTTAGCAATCCACTTAATGCCCCAGCTGATAGTCCCATCAGCGTTAGACCACCCGAACTTCACGTTCTCTGGGTTAGTGTATTCATAATGGGCCGGGTTTGCACAATCATTAGTACACTCGCCCGTGCCCTCCTTGTCGCCCCAGACAAGGGTCTTCACGGCCTTACCGTTCAGGGTGATCGTACCCTCGGTGGTGCCAATTGCACCACCCTGAAGGCGAGCGCGTGCCCACCACGTGCCCTTGACGTTCGTCTTGTCCTTGTAGGCTTCAGGAATCTCAGTGACCTTACAGGTCAGCTCTGCCTCGTTGGCTTCACACTCACCGACGACAGACCCATCATCGAGCGTGAACGGGAACGAGGCGTTCCAGACGAACGGGGCCTTGCCTTCGTTCGGGGTAGTCGAGACAGTGAAGGACTGGCCGACTTCGAGTTTCTCGGTGGACCAGGTGCCTCCCACGTTGATCTCCGAGGAGGTCTGTCGAGACGAGGACGTGGCCTTTGTGACCTCGGCCTTGATCTCGGTGTTGTCGGCAGCATTGGCAGTAGCAGCAGCCGCAGCAATCATCAGCAGTGCGACACCAGTCGTCGCAAGAAAACGCTTCATATTGAACATTCCTTTCGTAGTTGTTCGGCCTGACAACTTGAGTGTAGCTGACAGGCCGAACAATCCACAACAGATAATCGTGTGACTCTACTCACACATATAGTATCATCCCCCTACCGAGTGTTAGTCGATAGGGGGATGAGTCCTCATGAATTATGAACCCTCATGTAAGGCCGGTACCCGAAAGGACGAACCCCTCAGTTACCTATTCCTGAGATCAGAGGCGCGCTGTCTCAGGCCGACAATCACAGATAATCCATCGGACGATTCTCAAGAATCTCCTGCATCTTATGACCGGGAACGGTGTAGACACCGGGCGAGACGACACCATAGGTCATAGGCTTAATCATCGTCACAGGAGCCTTCTCGACAATGCCTTGGTCGAGAAGGGCAATCAGATCAGTGTCCTTGGTGGTGATCGTGTAGACACCCGTACGGGCCTCCTGGGTAATGGTCGTCTTCATCTCGTCATTCTTAACGACGGACGAGTAGGTACCCTCAAAAGCCTTGCCCAGCTTGACTGCGAGATCAACGATAGACATCGTTACTCCTTGGTTGTCGTTGTTGTTGTTACGAGGCCAGTGTATCAGCCCTGGATGACATCGAAGTCTCCACCAAGTTCCGTAAGGATACTTGCTAGTTCCCTCGTACTGAACTTATCACCCCAAGTACTCATCCAGTATTCCTCGTAATCAGTATTACCTGGGATACCTAACTCAACATAGAGGTAGTAGACACCTTCAACTGAGATTACACAAGGTCCGATAGCACACTGTTTTAGATCGTATTTCGTGCCGTCCTTGTCCCAGACTATAGTGTCAGACTTAGGTTTTTCTTCCTCAAGTTCGACACCCAGCTGAGTGGCGATCTTCTTCAGTAGCCTATCAGCGAGTTCATCAAACTGTTCATCAGTCAGCATTGTTAGCCACCTTCAGCGCCCAGTCGAGTTCTTCATTGAGTTCTTCCTCGTTGCTGCACCACTGTGCTGCCTTAAGGACATCCTGTAGAAACTCCTCCCAGAAGCGCTCATCCGAAAGCCAAGTGTATTCCTTATTTTCTTCAATAAGCTCTGTTGGTTCCTTGAACTCAGCGTCATGCAACCAAGCAGTGAACACAGGAAGATTGATGTCAATGGTCGTAAGGTGCCCCCCAGTCGGACCACCAGCCCTCGATAGTATAGCTATCACCGAAACTGGTGGTAAAGGTGTACTCAGGATGGTCGAGCATACCTGTATACATACATACACATATCGCACGTACCGTCAGTGTCTTCGTAAGTGTTTGAGTCGAAGTTAGTAAGTCGTAGCTTCATTTTGTTTCTCCTTTCATTAGAACTTGTGGACAGTGATTAGGAAATCATCGTCATCCTCGTGTTCGCGGATGAGGTTTGCAAGGGATTCTGAGCTGAAGTGTTTACCAGCAGACGAAACGAACAAACCTGCCATTGGGCCAACACAATCGGCTCTAATGCCCATGAAGATCACTCCACAACCATTGTCAATAACACAATTTGTCTTGACGAGTTCAGACAGATCATGAACGACACCATCCTTGTCCACGATCTCAGTGTTGCTTAGTTCTTCAATAGGTTTGATACCCAGGATGTCTACCAGCTCCGCAATCTTGCGGAAGGCTTCTCTCGTCTCAGCATCAAATCGAATAATAGTCATTTTTGTTTCTCCTTTCTGTCGTGCTGCCACAGGACTCGAACCTGCCCCTCTGAGACTTTCCCAGTGTGCTCACCACATAACACTAAGCAGCTTGTTACCTGACCAGGGCAACCCAGCCGTTCGATGAGGGTGTCTTGGTCGAGACACTTTGTGCTATCGAGCAACCTCATCGTCAAGCGCTCCCAGACTAGGACTCGAACCTAGTCCGACAGGGCCAAAACCTGCCGTGCTACCATTACACTATCTGGGATTAAACCCAGGTAGTCCCGGAGGACACCTGGGAACTAGGTGTTACACATGTGCAACGTCGGAATGGTGAGACTCGAACTCACGACCCCCTGGTCCCAAACCAGGTGCGCTACCTACTGCGCTACATTCCGTTAGAAGGGGTGCTGTTGACTGACGAAACAAAAACCATCACACAAAAATTGTCAGTCCTAGGGTGCTACACCGCACGTGACCCCCGTCACGGCAACCGGCACGTCCGCTTGATCAGAGCGGCAGGCGGCTATGGCCTAATCATCCAGCATCGTCCGGTGCTTGGTGGTCCCCTCGGTGAGAATCGAACTCACACTCCTTTCGGAACTCGATTTTGAGTCGAGCGCGTCTGCCTGTTCCGCCACAAGGGGTGTGCCTCTGAGTCGCGGCGACGATTGTTAGTTGAACTCTCAGAGGCTATTCAGTTATGATGTGTTCAGTATAGAGTCAACGTTTCTGAGCTGTCAACTCCATACTAAGTGATGTGTGTCACGGCTTGTAGTACACGGCCACACGACGGCTACCCGTCATCATGCCGACAGGCAGGAACCCGAAAAGCTGAGTGCTTGTGTAGAACTCTTCCAAGGCACACGCAAACCAACGCTCGAAGTACGGACGTAGTTTTCCAGCGACCCGCCGAGAACAGTGCCCAGAGGGTAGTTCTCAAGGTCAGTAGGGGACTTGATTGACTCGAACTGCATCATTACAACCCAGGGTCGATGACAGTAGCGATATAGTCGTTATCCTCGTACTCGTTGATGAGTTCATTAACAAGGTCGAGATCGCTCCACAGCTTCTTAGGGACTGCTGGGGCAGTACGAACCCAGTAACCGTCATTGACCTTCAGGAATGGGTCAAGAGTACCCGAGATAACGACACTGCCTCGGTCGGTGATATCTGCGAAGTCCACACAGGATTCGACATCCCCGACATCGCCTAGCCCGTTTGCCTCTACGAACCACACCTTTAGCTTAGTAATAGGCATATTACGCAGCTTCATGTAGTTCGTCTGTGTTTCGTTGTAGAGCTTAGTAAACTCGTTGTTAGCCATTATCGTTCTCCTTTGCAAGTTCGATCAGTGTTTCAGCGTATGCCTTCACCTTGAACCAATCCTTGTCCTCACGCTCACCAGGGCGCTCACAAGGATGAAGCGGCTCCATGCTGTCGTTATAGCAACGCTTAGCGATTGTGTAGATACGCTTCACAAGTGCCAGTTCACCATTATCCATTATTCTCCTTCTTTCAGTTCAGAGTATTTCCAATGACCGATGTTTCCGTACGTAAACTCGATGATGCAATCTTCACGCTTACGTCGATGTGAAGCCCTATGGCTCGCAATACCCAGGTAGTTAAACTCCCTATCACAGGTATAGCAATAGCAGTCCTTAGTCACCCGTGCTCGCATCAGTCCTGCCTCTCCACAAAAACTTCATCCGTTTCTGGGTACCAATAGATGTTGACACAGTGTTCTTCACCTTCAAGCATCACGTCAGTGCTGATGCTAACAAAGGGAGGCTCGTCGGTATCAAACACAGTACCTACAAGTCCAGTAATCATTTTGTTCTCCTTTCAATTGCTGATGTATTTATACTAATGTGCTCTGCTCACACTTGTCAACAACTAACAACGTGACATGTACCACATCATTGTGAGGGTAAATAAAACCCCTGTGCCTCAAGCCAAGCACAGGGGTTTTATCGGATCAGAGATCCATCAACTGGTAATGACCAGTTTAGCACAGCAACAATCCGGTATGCAACACTAGTTGAGCGTGAAGTGGGTCGCTATATAGAGGCCACCAATGAATCAGCGACATCATAAGGTGTTTCACCCTTGCCGGGATACAACTCAGCGAGGGTGTTGCCAAAGTCCACACCATCAAAGAGGCCAAGCTCATTAGCAACTGACACGATAACCTTGGCCTCCATCAGTTCCTTCAGATCGTCTTCAAAAACGCTATACTCACCAACACCGATGTACCTCATTCCGTCAATCACGGTAGTACCTTCCATCCTTCGCCGTCTCCGATCTCCTTTTTCAACTCTTCATCAGAGTGTGCTTGATTAGTCCACAAGTCCTTCGCGTGGACCCAGTAGTCTTCCATGTCTTCACCGATGGACTTTAGATAACGAACGTCATCAGGACTAATCAGCACAGCTCCGGGTGCAAGCCGATGGAACGGAATAGTCAACTCACTGAAATTGATAATCATTCTCGATTCTCCTTTGCTTCAACAAGACGATACTTAGCAATCGCATAGTCATCCTTTTCTTCTCGGGCAAACTGACCGATACGACCAATACCACCCCAGCCCATCTTCTCAGACAGGTAAGCGTGAACGAGTTTGTACTTACGGCCACTACCAGTCTTGATGCTGCCTGTCTTCTTATTGAAAATCACGTAGATTTCCTTAGCAGGTTCAATCATCAGTTCTCATCTCCGCTCGTCTGAAGGTCGATGTCCGGCAGCAGTTCTTCAGGACGGAACGCAACCTTATAGTGGAACGTATCAACATTAGAGCCGTCCATCTGCTCCACGAAGTACGTCACATTATCCGAGATACCCAGATAGTGCTTCTTGTACTCACTGTCGCCAGTCTTGCAGGTGACTTCAAGCTGGTTGTCTTCCCTGTCCTTCGTGATCGAGCACAAACCCTCGATGCTCAACAGGTACTTGTCCGTAATGCCATTGACGAACACAATGCGTCGCATCACCTTGAAGTTGTCGCTCTCGTAGCTGATGTTACGCGAGGCCATATCAGCGGCATTGCACGCAGCCAGTGAAAGCGCCGCAGCAACAGCAACGACAGACCCGATAATCTTACTCTTCTTCATCATTTCTCCTTAGACGTGAACACCATAGTAAAAGACACAACCAGCAAGGCAAGCAAGAGACACACAGAGCATAATCGTGCCAGCCGCAACAACCTTAGCGCCCCAATTGTAGACCTCATCGAGCATCATTGCAAGAAGTGCCACTGCAAAGCCGAGGATAAGCAGTCCAACAGCAAAAGTCAACATTACTTCTCATCTCCCTTCTTCGTAAACAGTTTCATAAAGTCGTGATCGTCTTGGTATTCCTTCAAGAAGATATTGTTCGCAACAGCCAGCAAACCAATAGGCTTGAGGTTGTTCTCCACATCAAGGAAGAAGTTACGGTACTTGATAAACCGACCGTCCAGAACCGTCTCACCGTTCACAGTATCCCTGCACTTTTGCAGTGCATTGTTGTGTCGCTCGGCAATGTCGTTGATCTCTGGTTGACGGAAAGCGACAGACATTGCCTCCTTCTTCAAGTGGTTATCGCCCTGGATAGTGCAAACAAAATCTACTCGATCTTCACTACAGAACCCATCGTTAGACGGGATAAACCAATCATCATAGGTCTTCACGAAGCTGAATGTGCCTTCCTCGAAAAACTCAAGATCGACAATCCAACCGGCAGGAAGTTCATCCAGAGCAGCTTCAAGCACCTCTGTATTATGAACCAGATCAATATGGTCCGTATCAACTGAAACAATCATTTTGCTTCCAACCTTTCATAGCGTTCCATACTGTCAAAACCATCGAGTATGCCAAGAATACGCGGATGTTTGCTAAATCTTGAGAGATGTTCTATATCAGGATTGCCAGCAACACCCTCAAAGAACCCGAGGATGTAGTCATCGGCCCACTTCCTGTACTCGGCAGCGCCCCGAATGTCCGCATCCAAAACACGGTTCTTCAACATGGCATCATAGCCATACTTATCTGAGAGGCCAACCCTCCACACGTACTTCAGAAGAGTGATGGTGTCTTCTTCACCGACAATCGTGAGCTTACCTGTGTATGCATCAGATGCTAGGCACGTCAGGCAACCGTACATCTCAGCAATGCTCTTCAATGCCTCGTTGATAGCCCTTGCGTCCGAGTGATCTCGGTAAATCGCGTAGTACTCTGCCTGGCCTGGGCGCTTGTACTCGACACCGCACTCGTCCTTCAGCACGTCATTGCCAAGAACGAACTCACCTCTACGGAAGAACCACGCTGCCGATTCAATAGGGTGCCTCATTATACCTCCATCAACTCGTATTTCTCAAAATAGAACAACTTATTGTATTTGTTCGTTAGCCACTCTACTTCAGACTGAGCTTCAATAGGGTCATCTACCACCCCAAAGAAGCTGTCATCTTCGTTAAAGATGACACAAATGCTCCAAGGTGCTCCGTACACGCTCAACCCTCCACAAACTTCACAAGAAGGCTAATAAGAAGAATGACGCAGCCAGCGTCCAACACAGCGTTAATCATGTGGTTTTGGTTCCGCTTCGGCCCATTACGAAACATCTTCGAGTTAACAGCCCACATAGCAAACCAAGCACAGACAATAATGATTTGCGCAATAGTAAACATTATGCTGCTACCTCCAATGCAATCTGCACGATGTAGCAAATTGCGACAACACCGGCGCTAACGGAGGCCAGTACATCGGGCCAGATTCTAAAGCCCTCAATACCCTTCTTGAACCGTGCAAGTAGCGCGAAAGCGACACTAACACCGGCCCAGACGACAGCTAGGACAAGATGAAAAGCGATCATTACCAATTCTCCTTTCAGTAGTAACTTGTTGCGTAACAGGGTCAACAGCAATGTTTAGAATGTGAACATGTGGGTGCTCTCTTAGGGGTATTTCGACTTCGACCTCAAAAGCCTTTGACTCATCCCAAGCTCGTTTCAGCTCTGTATAAATAGCATGAGTCTCAGCCAGAGACAAGTCGTAGAACAATCTCTGAATACCCCAAGGTGAGAACTCAAACTCAGTTTCGTGTCTTGTTAGCTTAGCCATGATAGGAAGTATTGCAGTACCAACACAAGACATCAGGTGTTTCAGCGCAATATTCGCAGTCCCACGCGATATATGGGTTCTCTTCGCACTTATCACACCAAATCATCAGTACCCCTTATGCAGCAGGAACACATGATCGAGATGAAGCAGGATACTCACGAACATTTCTTCATGAGTACGCTCGCCACCGTAACCACTCACCCAGCCGTCATTGCGGAGCATCCACTCGACACCGCCGATCACGATGATCGAACCCGCGATCATATCCCGCACGTCATCAGGTGTCTTGATCGTGATACCAGTGTACTTGTCGTTCTGATCGCTCAGCTTAATAGACTCAGTGTTAAGGTACAGCACCTTCTGCATCTTCAACTGAGCAACAGTAACAGCATCCATAGCCTCTTCGAGCTTCTTGTATGCCTTATTGTACTTTACCAATGTTTCTGTAATCCATTGCGTCATTATCTTCGTTTCCTTCCTTGTTGTTAGTTAAAAACCCGATGACCATCATCAATAATGGTGTAGCCGTTCTTGGAGCAGATATCCGCTACTTCTTCTTCGCTGTAGTAGTTGCCCTTGTTGTCCAGCCAGTAATACGTCAACTCACCCTGAATGAGAAAGTACGTTGTGTGGCCGACGAGGACACTCGCGCCGCTACTGAGCCTATGCAGAACAGTGATCATCTACGACACAATGCTTCCAATACCGTCAATAATCAACCCAAGCCCTAAAAGGAACAACGACAGTGCAGCCATACCGACAGCCACGGCCAAGACCTTATCAGTTATGTAATCATAGCCAGAGTCCCACACTTCGTAAGCGATAACCGCCAGGATAAGCGTGACAGAAAAACATAGAACGCTTGCCACAATAAGACCAATCCCTACTCCCATGTCACATCCCCCAGTGAATAACCGTCACCTTTGCCCCATTGTGGCGCATAAGGTCTGCAAGTTGTTCATCAGAGTACTGTTCGCCGCTAAACGTCACCCAACGACGCCCCAGCTCACCATTGACAATGAGAAAAGCCTCCCAACCACCACAGTTGAGCAGTGTGCCAGTATCGAAGTTTTCGACAGAGTAAGTGACTGTTTCCAAGTCTTTGTTAATCAGCTCAACCTGGGTGCCTGTCAGCTCAGTGAACTCCTTTCCGAGCTTCTTACGGAACTCTTCGACAGCATCGTCAATCATCTTCTGAATGTCAGTAGTCACTTGTTATCCTCCTTTGGGTTAGACGTTAGGGCAATAGATAACATCGACAACCTGTTTGGGTTGCAGCATATCTTCGATTGTGATGCTTTCACCATTGCAGTTCACCCACTGCTTGTCGTGCTTGAGCATCCACACTTCGTTGGCGGGCTTTCGCAAGTGTACGACAGTGCCAGGGTCAAGCAGGCACTCGTAAGTGATCCAATGGCCTGTTGAGATGCGAAACTTAGTGTTCATCATAATTTCTCCTTTGCGTTTGGTGTTGATGCTTTAAGTATAGAAGGGTAGACGGTTGAAGTCAACAAGATAGCGTGTGATCTGACCCACTCTTTAACCCCCGTTACCCCCGAACGTACAAACGGGTATGACACCCCCCTCCTTCTCTCCCTCTGAAAAGCATATGATTTTTTATTCATTGCTTTGCATACTTATTCATGCACTGTCAAGCACTCTACCAGCTAATTCCTACCAACCTACAAACCAGACCCCAATACACCAACCAGACCCCGGACCAACCCTAAAACGTGACCTGCCCCACACAAAAACCAACCCCGGGCCAACCATAGGACACCTAACGAAAGTTAGGTATACCTAAGTTAACCACCCTCTCCCTAACTTAGGCTTACCTAACTTAACTACGCCTCACCTCACTCAACTTGCCCTCACCTTACCTAATCAACTGCAACGAACTGCAACGAACTACAAGCAACTAACTAGCTAGCTACCCGCCGAAAACGCCTCGCGTAAAACCCCCTAATTTTTCCTACACACTAAGTAAATTACATACCTAGCAATGTAATCATGTGCATAATCTGTATGTAGCACCCAAAAATAATAGTAATGTAAAGTGCATATAAACAAGAAAAATCCTATAATAATGTAATATATGTATGTAGTATGTATATATGTATTGTATGTATGTAATTGTAAAACGCACATCCTAGGCGTACGTGTTAAGAAGGAGTTAACGCTGTTAACTTAACGTCACTCTGACGATAACCCCCAACATTGTCCTATCATTTCACCTAAGCCATTCTAAGCGACTTTCACCCCCTTACCTAGGCCCACATACTACCCACCCCCTGAAAATGCCTCCTACCCCCCTTCCTGACCCCTTAAACACGATGCCAGCAACCTAGCACCCCCTACACCCCACCTAATCGCCACGCTATGCCCATGCGAGTACCACACGTTCACCAACATTGCAACACGTGTCCATATGTCGGACTGTAAAGTAACCACCCACGCATACCGACACAACAAAGTAACCACTATCACACAACCAGCCTATTGACTTTCCCTTCCCTCACTGATAAACTGCCCGCCTTAGCTATGCACGCAACACACAAACAGCAAACGAGGCCGGCCAATTCCAAGGTGAGCAACGACACATTGACATTTAACAAACAAAGCGCTAACGCGTTAAAAGTAAGGAACACGCCCCCGGCCCTGTCGCACACATACCAAGGCCCCACAATGTGTCCCTAATCACATGTTTTCATGTTGACAACTAGGAACCAACCCACTAGTCTTTAAGTATCGGCAAACAAACAACCCGAAAGGAAAGGCCGAAAATGAGAACCTCGTTTGCATGTGACTTTGAGACGATGGAACGCCTTGCAGAATACGAACGCGACTACCAGGAACGCTACTTTCTTCCTGTTGATAGCGCACGCAAGGGCGCGCTTAGGCGTGAACACGAAAACCGACGCACTGCCAAGCGTATCGCGGCCATGTTCACCGATATGATCGACCTGTCGAGCAAGATTAACGACGAGGCTATGCGCGGACACCTTGACCGTGACCTGGCTAACACCGCTGTCGCTGCGTTGACCGCGCTGGGGCGTTCGATCAACAAGTGACACACAACACAGTCTAGCGGGTTGACAATAACCTAGCAACCCGCTAGACTGAAAGCACAAACAAAAACCAAGCCGAAAGGTTAAACCAATGATCCGTCTGACCGTTGACGATGAAGCCCGCGCCCTGTCGGCATGGGCACATGCCGAAGTGCTTTACGTAGGCGAGGACGTCATTTTTGCCCCTAAGTGGGCAACCCACGTATGGCGCGCGCTAGTAGATGGGCATCTCTACTTTGTAGGCCCTAGCGACCTGGCACAGATGCCCCTGGGTGTCAATGCCGACACCCGCGAACTTTACTGACACACACACGCAAAGAAAGACAACAAAAATGCGAGACACGACACACGCAACCGTGACCCAGTGGACTGAATACCATACCCCTAGCGGGCGTTGGTCAAAGGTCCGACACGATGAAACTGTTGAAGACTTCAAGCCCCATAACCTGCGCAACTTTTTCGATGCAAAGTTTCCCGGCGAGCGGCGCGGTTACGCATACACCATGCACGGATACCTACCCGTTAGTGTGACCGTCCCGTCGCCCGATGGAAGCGAACGCCGCGTGTACCGTTTCGACTACTACACCGGCCCGCGTGAGGTTGTGCATTACACGTACGAAGACTAGCTAGTCTTCAACTTCCCCCGCTTAATGGTGAGTGTCAAGGTTGGTTCAATTCCAACCGGGGGAACGATGCGACACAAGTCGCACAAACCACCAACAAACCGGAAGGTTAATTAACATGGCACACACGTTCAAGACGGACCCCTGGCACGTCAAGGAAGCGCGCGGGGCGGCGTGGCATCCCACGCAGTTCGCCCGCGAACACTCGCCCTACACTAAGGCGCGCCGTGACCTGAGCAAGCGTATTAGGGCGCGTGAGCGCCGAGAAATGGACCGTATCGCGCGTGACCTTGAAGCATGGGGCGATTACTTCCCGACCGGCGCAACGTTGCGCGAGTTCGCAAGCGATACCGACCGCGATAGCTGGCAGTTCTAACCAATAACCCCTAGGGACGGGGGTTAACGCCCCCGTCCCCATACAGAAAGACTGAGACAATGGGTATTCTGAACGATATTGACAACGCCGCATGGGACTTGGAACACGGGCGCATTAACAGCCTGTATCCAGTTAGCAACAACTTTACTATTGTTCCTGACTATGATGAGAATATTGGTGAAACTAACTATAGTGTGTTTTCTTACACTATAGTTAGTCGCACGTGTCATTTTGGACGACGACGACGATAGGGAGCCTTGCACGGTACTTGTTGAACGGGATGCGTTTCACCATTCCATTACTACTAGCCGACACTTGCGCCGTTTCTTGTCGGCAATGGTTGGCCGTGTTGACTTTAACGCACTTTACAAGGCGTGCGACTGTGAACGTGTTGACGGTAACAGAGTGCGCTTTATCAATGTTAGGGAGGTCGCCTAATGACTATCGAAAGTGCCTTGCAAGGTATCTACCCTAACCAGATAGTTGCTGAGCCTGTTCGCCTTGGTAGCAAGTTGTATCTCACGATGAATCACAATGATCTAGCGCGCAATTGGATTAGCTATTGGGTATCTAGGGAGGGCACGTCTGAGATTATTTTCAAGTTTAACCCTAGTGGTGTGGTTTACGTTTACAAGAACGTGACACTCACGCCACACGAAAAGCGAGTCATTAGGAAGATTATCAGCATGTGGCGTGGAACGTACCGCCCTGATTGGGAGACTTTCGAGAGTATGCGCGCAAACCCTATGCTAGACGTTTCAGACACAACGCTAGTCCCTGTGTTGCATGACACACTCTGACAACTTGACAACTGACTGACAACAACCTACACTAGAAACATAGGCAACAGCCTAAGCAAACCAACAACAGAAAGAGAGACACAAACCATGCGTATCAACAAGGACACCATGACCGTTATCAAGGCCGCTACCGCCGCTAAGATTACTTTCCGAAAGATGGGAGCCGATTACGGGGACAACCCTAGTGTTCTCGCCGCAATTGACGCGGTAGTGACTGCCCTCGATGGGCTTTCGGATGCAGTAGTCATGAGCGAGATTGAAGCCTAGGCCCTAACGGGCATCCCTAGCCTAATGGTAGGTAAATGGTGGTTCAATCCCACCCTAGGGAACTGAGCTAACCAAGGTGGTTAGCGACAATGATACCGAAAGGTAGAACTATGTCATACAATGAATTGCCCAATTGGTACGGTATCCCCGGTATCGGCTTTGAGTGGCGAGGTTCCCAAAGTGATGCACTGTTGCATTACAAGGGGCGCATTTTCAATGATCCTGATATTGAGGATGCATTGTGGGATAACTATCTGGAAGACGGTGGCAACCCTGATAATCACGATGAATGGGAAAGTTACGTAATGCACAACGCTGTCAATTACTTGGAAGACGTAATCTACTTTACAGAAAGTGAGTAACAAAATGTTGGTGGTTATCCTACTGGGTATTATGGCTATGACCTGGTTTGTTTATGCGGGTACTAGGGCGAAAACTAACATACTTTGTTTTTTAAGTATGTTTAGCGCGTTTATATGTGGTTTGTGTGCCATTATCGGAATTGATTATATGCGGGGGTTCTAACATGTGGGAAGAATTGCTGAGCATCATTAGCGACCGTGCCTATCCGCTAGAGTCCATGCAAGAATACCTTGCCGGGTATGTCAACCCTGAAACGAGCTGGGACCTATCGATTATCAACCCGTGGTTTATCGAACAGGGATACGAGTTTGTGGGTTATCTTGACTTGTTCTCTGAAAATGAGCCTAGCGGCGTGTATGTCAACATTGACGGGTACGTATGGCGTTGTCGCACTAATGCCGCTGACAATAGTATCTATTGGTACTGGCAGTCAGATAACGAGGGCATTACACTTGACGATATGCGGTTCCTGCACGGATACGCGCATATGTTCATCTGGGACCAAGATACACAAACATGTGACGTAGTTCACATGGCAGAATGACTGCCAACCTGATACACTAGAACTATCAACCAGAGACAACCGAAAGGTGAAAACAATGATTCAGACACAGTTCGCACACACGATTACCGTTCCCGATGAATGGGAGCATGAGGGACACACTTACCAAGTGACTCAGGATGAATGGGCAGAGTGCCCTACCAACCCTTGCGAGTCATGGGTGCATGAATACAGTCTTTGGGCTGATGGGTATGCCTGGGTTGTGTCGGATACAACCACGGGTGATTCTCTGGCAGGTATCTACGCCGATAGCGAGGAAGACGCTATCAAGCACTATATCGAAAACTATCAGTGAGAAAGTAGGAAAAACAATGACTGACATTAACATTGCACTCACCGTCGCACTTGACTGGGATACCCGATTCTGTTTCACTAGCGAGGAACTGGGAGTCAGTAAGGGTGAATATGACTACGTTACCGAGAGTGGCGACCTGCGCATTAGGGAAGACTTTGAGGCTATGGCCGCTGAAGCCGTGGACGATCTGCATAAGCCTATCACAGTACTTGGAAAGACTCTCAAGGCGAGTGACATTGCTAGGGAGATGCTTAGCGACGACTGGGAAGCATATGTCAACAGTTGCATTGCTCACCTAATCGCAATGGAAGAGATTAAGGAAGTCTGGTAGTGTTCGCGGTCGCCTACTATGGCCTGTTTTTTCTGTCCTTACTACTGCCTGTCGGTGCATACTGTCACCGCGTAGAACGCCGGGACAATAACAATGGCGATTAACTTGGAAGAACTAATGGCACTACCTATAGCACCTAAGCCGCTACCCGTTGTTATCCCGGCATGGGAGATAGGTGTAAATTACGGCTTAGTGCATGGGCAAGACGACTACAACTGACAACAAACAGAAAGTGAGAACAACAATGAACACTGAAAACCTCGTCAACAATATTACTAAGCTCAACGCCGAGATTACGGCCCTGACCGAGGCACGAGACGCACTCAAGGCTGAACTGTGCGCACAGTTCAACGCAGGGGACAAGATTCAGGTTGGCGATACGCGCGTGACGTTCGCTACCCGAAAGACTATCAACGCCGCCGCCGTGGAAGCGCTGCCCGCGTTTAAGAAACTGCCAAAGGCAGTGCGTGAGTCGGTTTATGACAAGCCTAAGTTGAATACTAAGAAACTTGCCGCGCTTGATCTACTCGACCTGTCGCCCGCTACTACCGTGTCGGACGTGTACGCAACGTTCCGATGAATTGGAAGCAATACGGGACGGGCGACAGTGGATACACTGTCGAACAGGTGGAAGCTGTCGCCCGTTCCCTGGAAGAACAAGAACTGCAAGAATATTCAACCATGTGGCTTGAAGCGGTACGACAGATGCGGGCCGCTGAGATTATCCACAACAACCTAGGTGTGGGAGCCGAGGTCGAACTGCCTAACGGCATGTC